CAAAAGAATCCTTTTGGTGAATACTAAATAATTATTACTCTAGGTAACTTGTTATGATCTCAAATTATTTTTATCATGAAATATTGAGAAAGACCATAGTGGCTTTCGGTACACTTTTTAATAATATTCAAATCAAACATAAAGATAATGCAGGGGATGATTTTAGTATCCTAACTGTACCTATTGCTTATGGTCCAGTTCAAAAATTCTTAGCAAGAATCGAACAAGTTCCTGATTTAAAAAAGAGAGTTGCAATTACTCTTCCCAGAATGTCTTTTGAAATGACTGGAATTTCTTATGATTCTAGTAGAAAGTCTTCCACTATGCAAACTTTTAAAGCATTAGATCAGGCAAATAATGAACTAACAAAAGTTTTTATGCCAGTTCCATATAATGTAAATTTTAGACTTTCAATAATGTCTAAACTTAATGAAGATGCTTTACAAGTCGTAGAACAAATATTACCCTATTTTCAACCGCACTTTAATTTAACTGTAGATTTGGTATCAAGTATTGGAGAAAAAAGAGATATTCCAATGGTTCTTGAAAGAATTGCAATGGACGATCAATATGAAGGAGATTTCACTACAAGGAGAGTTTTAGTTTATACATTAGATTTTGTCGCTAAGACTTATCTGTTTGGTCCAATTGGAACACCAAATGATGCATTGATCAAACAAGTTCAAGTTGATTATTATACGAATACAAACAAAGTCAATGCATCTAGACAGTTGAGGTATGTAGTAGAACCTAGAGCATTACAAGATTATAATAATGATGAAATTACTCAAATCTCTGAAGATATCAATGAATATGTAACTGAATTTACAGTTGTTGATGGATCAGTTTTACTCGAAAAAACATATATTATGGTTGATTCAGAATCTATGTTTATTCGTAAAATTACAGGAAATACTTTAACTGTGACCAGAGGTCAAGATAATACTCCTATTACAACACATACATCAGGAACTGCGCTCAATGTAATTAACGATGCAGATGATGAATTGATTGGTCTTGATGATGATTTTGGATTTAGTGAATCTAGATATGATTATGGTGACGGTAAAGTTTATAGTACTACTAAAGGAATTGATATATGAGTTTTGAAGACATTGACAAGGCTTTAGATATTGAGACAACTCCAATTCAATCGGAGATTGTCAAATCAGAACCCACCATAATTAAACCTACAGAATCTTCAGATCAACTTCAAAAAGATTATGAGTATTCTAGAGGTCAACTTTATTCAATTATTGAAAAGGGTCAAGAAGCGATTAATGGTATTTTAGAACTCGCACAAGAATCCGATTCTCCAAGAGCCTATGAGGTTGCTGGACAACTCATTAAAAATGTTGGAGATGTTACTGATAAACTCCTTGATCTTCAGAAGAAGATGAAAGATATTAATCAAGAACAAAAAGGATCTGTGCCAACAAATGTTACCAACAATGCAGTGTTCTTGGGATCTACAGCAGAACTCCAAAAGTTCTTGAAGAGTTCCATGAATCCAGATACATCTAAATAAACATAGGAAACTTATAAAAAATAATGGATAAACTCACCTTCAAAGAGTGGTCTACTCTTGCAGACCTACAAACAATTGCACCTCTCGGAGAGGATTTTGAGTTTTCCATGGCTCGTGGAGAACTTAAAACTGCACAAGCCGCGATCACAAGATTGATGGTCAAACTTAAAGGTGAGGGTGATCTTGAGGCATGGGTACAATCAAAGATTACAAAAGCCGCTGAGTATCTAGACACCGTAGCAGATCATCTTTCTCATGGTGAAGATGATACCGAAAGAAAGAAAGAAGTTAAAGAAGGATTTAAAGGCCATAAGTCTGTAGAAGAAATCGCAAAAAAGCATAATGTATCCCCATCAACCATCAAAAAACAACTTGAGATGGGGATGAAAGTTGAACATGAACATACTACAGATAATGATGAAGCAATGGATATTGCATTGCAACATTTAGATGAAATTCCCAATTACTACTCCAAACTTAAAAAGATGGAGAAAGTAAAAGAAGAATGGACAGAACTTCATGATGCAAATGGAAATACTTTTGCACATGTTGTTGACATCATTAAAGGTAGTGATTATAAGTTCAAAAGTTTCACTCAACCAGTTACTGAGAAATGTTGGGATGGATATAAAAGAAAAAAAGGAACTAAAAAATTTACTCCAGGATCTTGTGTGAAGGAGGATTCTATTGATGAAAACAAGAGTGGTGATGATTCTTTGCATGACTGGTTTACTAAGAGTCGCTCTTCTGATGGCACCCCTGGTTGGGTTCAATTGGGTGGTAAATACGCAGGAAAACCCTGTGCAAAACAACCAGGACAAACAACCAAACCAAAGTGCGGTTCAAGTAAAATGAAGGCAGATCTCTCCGATAAGGAAGAGGAGAGTGCATTCCGCCGTAAGAATGAAGAAGATCCAAATCCCGATAGAAAGGGTAAGGCTAAGATGGTTGCAACTGAAGGTAAAGTTTCTTGGCATGATCCAAAGAATCCAAATCCTTCTGGATATACTCCAAAAGAAAAGTCAGAAGCAAAGAGAAAACAACTTGGTGTAGATGACCCAGATACTCAATCATTTGAGAAGGGTGGTCCTGGTGAGAAAGAATATGCTAGACATGGCAATCTTTCCGCAGCACAGGAAAAGATGAAAAAGAAGGGGAATCAACCCAAAGGTAAGAAACACGAATTTAAGAAAAATCCATTCTGGAAAAAAGATGCTGGTCAAGTAAAAAGAGAAATAATGGGAACTGATGTACCTAAGAGTAAAGAAAAATCTTATCCATCATCAGTAGCAAAGGCAAACACTAGAAAAGAAGAATTTTTGGATATTAGTGAAGAAAAGGACGCATGTTATTCAAAAGTAAAATCTCGTTATAAAGTTTGGCCATCTGCATATGCATCTGGAGCTTTAGTCAAGTGTCGTAAAGTTGGTGCAAAGAATTGGGGCAATAAGACGAAGAAAGAAGAGTTCATTCCAGAGGAAATGGGAGTTAGATATTGTCCTAAGTGCCAAAAGAATGAAACTGGAAGTGAATGTAAGTATGGAGAAGGTTATTGGAGAATGTTCTCATTACCTTCTTCACTAGCTCCAGAACAACCATATAGTATCGCAAAAGTTCACCCAGCAAACGAGAATGTAAGTTTTGAAATTGGTTCTGGACATAGACAAGCACAAAAACAAGCTAAGATCCGAAATCTTGCAACTGGTAATACTAATCCTAACGAAAAGAATGCCGCACTTAAGAAGCTTTCCGGACCTTCTCTACCTCTTGCGGATTCTGTAATTCAACCTGGACAATTAACAAACGAGGACTATCAACGGATACAATCTACTGGTAATGTTTATACTATACTCTTCTCGTGGAGAGGTAGACCAATGATGAATCTTCAACTCTTCTTCCCAAATATGAAGAGACCCTCTAAAGATGAAGTAAAAGCGGAAATCGAAAAGTTTTATCCAGGCGCAGTTATACTACAGTGGTATCCAAGCCCTACTGATCCATCCAAACCAATCGTAGTTATTCAAGGTAAATGAAATGTCAATTGATCCTGACGATATTAAACTAACTGATATTAATAAAATGCTCGTTTATGAACAACAGGCAAGAATTATAGATAAACTGGATGAAGAAGAAGCAAGGCAATTTGCAAAAGCGTATTGCAAACTATTTCTACAACAACAGGAAGCGGTAGCAAATTTAGCAAAATTATAATTTTATAATATGAGTGATCAGGTATATCTTGGTAATCCCAATCTTAAGAAGGCTAATGTAGCCGTAGAATTTACACAGGAACAGATTCTTGAGTTTATCAAATGTAAGAGTGATCCGGTGTATTTTGCCAAAAATTACATCAAGATTGTTTCACTGGATTATGGTGAGATACCATTTAAGATGTATCCTTTTCAGGAGAAGTTGATCAATAATTTCCATAATAACCGATTCAATATTTGTAGAATGCCTCGTCAGACAGGTAAATCTACAACTTGTGTTTCATATTTGTTACATTATGCGGTCTTTAATGATAATGTCAACATAGCTATTCTAGCCAACAAGGCATCCACTGCACAGGATCTACTCAGTAGGTTACAATTTGCATATGAGAAACTGCCAAAGTGGATGCAACAAGGTATTGTATCATGGAATAAAAGATCGTTAGAACTAGAAAATGGTTCCAAAATTATCGCAGCGTCTACTTCTGCATCTGCTGTCCGAGGCGGATCATATAATGTCATCTTTTTGGACGAATTCGCGTTCATCCCAAATCACATTGCTGATGAATTCTTTGCCTCTGTTTATCCTACTATTTCGTCAGGTCAAAGCACAAAAGTTCTGATTGTCTCTACCCCAAAGGGTATGAATCACTTCTACCGCATTTGGCATGATGCGGAGAGGGGTAAGAATGAATATATTCCTACAGATGTTCATTGGTCTGAAGTTCCTGGAAGAGATGAAAAGTGGAAGGCTCAGACAATCGCAAACACATCTGAACAACAGTTCAAGGTTGAGTTTGAGTGCGAATTCTTAGGATCTGTTGATACTCTTGTATCTGCAGCAAAACTCAGATCCTTAGTATATGATGATCCGATTAAATCCAATGCAGGTTTAGACATCTATGAAGAACCTCAGAAGGATCATAATTATGTTTTAACGGTAGATGTAGCTCGTGGTGTAGAAAAAGATTATTCTGCATTTACTATCTGTGACACAACGGCATTTCCATATCGTCTTGTAGCAAAATACAGGGACAATCAAATCAAACCGATGTTGTTTCCCAGCATCATTAAAGATCTTGCGGTTGCTTATAATAAAGCATACATTCTTGTGGAAGTTAACGATATTGGAGAACAAGTGGGTCAGATTCTCCATATGGATTTGGAATATGATAATGTCCTCATGTGTACGATGAGAGGTCGTGCAGGACAACTAGTTGGTCAGGGATTTTCTGGAAAGAAATCTCAGATGGGAGTTAAGATGTCCAAAAATGTCAAAAAGATTGGATGCATGAATCTGAAGACATTGATTGAAGGTGATAAACTTGTTATTAAGGATTATGATACTATTAGTGAACTAACAACCTTTATTCAAAAGTCAAATTCTTTTGAAGCAGAAGATGGTTGTAATGATGACCTTGCAATGTGTTTGGTAATCTTTGCGTGGTTAATTGCACAACCATATTTTAAAGAAATGACGGACAATGATGTTCGTAAAAGATTATACGAAGAACAGAAGAATCAGATTGAACAAGACATGGCTCCATTTGGTTTTATTTCTGATGGTTTAGGTGGCGGTGAAAGTTTTGTAGATGAAGATGGAGATCGTTGGCATATTGATGAATATGGAGATAGATCATTTATGTGGGATTATCAATGATGGACATAGATGATCAATTTGAATTAGAACACTTATTTCTTACTGAGAGGAGATGTAGAGTTTGTGGAGAAATTAAAGATCTTATAGATGGATTTTATTTGACCCGCAAAGGTAGAGGGGATATCTCCTCAGCGTATTCGTATGAATGCAAATTATGTACTATTTTAAGAATAAAAAATAGTAGAAAAATAAAAATTTCTAGTCATAGATGGGAATATCCTGACTGGTAAATTGTTCATTGGCGGTTTCCCCATTATAAAGTAAGCAAATAATAAATATTTGTAGTCAAGTTGAAACTCTTTAGAGGGAAAGACATGTCGCTAAACTTAGTATCACCAGGCATAAAGGTCAGAGAGATTGATCTTACTGTAGGCAGAATAGATGCAGTAAATGAACAAATCGGGGCCTTTGTCGGACCTTTCCAAAAGGGTCCAGTAGATGTTCCCGTTCTTGTAGAGACGGAAAAGGATTTATTAAATACATTTGGTAAACCATTAAACAATGACAATCAGTATGAGTATTGGTTGACCGCATCTTCATATCTTTCATATGGAGGAGTATTGAGAGTAATCAGATCAGATTCTTCTCAATTAAAGAATGCAAATTATCCAGTATCTTCTCCAGTTAATTTAAAAATTAAAAATCAAGAAGATTATACGAATAATTATTCATCTGCTACTGATTGGATTTTTGCTGCTAAAGATCCAGGATCTTGGGCAAATGGATTAAAAGTTTGCACTATTGATGCTGCAGCAGATCAAAGAATTGCTATTGGAACTTTTGGAATTTCTGTTGGGTATGCAATTACATGTGGATTTACCACTGACTATGCAACTTCTTCTGGAACTGTAGCGACTTTTAGTGGATTTGTTAAAGGTATTGTAAGTAAAGTAAACGCTGACAGTGTTGATGTTAAAATAGTCAGTCTACACAATTCAGACACTGGTATTGCTACTGAAGTATCATATACTTCTTCCGGATTAAACAGAATTCTTGGTGGTGCCAATCAATACTATCAAGTCTTTAATAATGTAGGAACTGCTACTTCACTGGAAAAAATTAGACTAAGTAATAGTGCTACCGTTGGAGTAGGATCTACAGTTATAACTTCTTCAAACGCAGACATTGCAGTTATACAATCAAACTCTCTTGCATCTGTTGGAGATCTTATTCAAACTTTAAATGGAGCTTTAACTGCAAGAATTACTGGTATTACTACAACAGAAATTTTTATTGATAGTGCTTCACCAGTTGCTTTTGCGGCTACTACCCTAGTTGTTAGATATACTAGAAATGTAGTCGATGGTACAACAAACAAAGGTGAAGGACTTTATACAAAATCATTTAATACCGCTGTTGATTGGTATGAACAACAAACTTTAGGATTGACAAATAATGTAATTTATTGGAAATCCATTGCACCAAAACCAGGCACATCACAATATTGTGCTGAAAGAGGTGGAAAAAATGACGAGGTTCATGTTGTAGTTGTTGATGATGCTGGATCCGTAACTGGAGTATCTGGAAATATCTTAGAAAAATATACAAATCTAAGTAAAGGTTCAGACGCAAAAATTTCTCCATCTGAAAACATTTATTATAAAAATTACTTAGCAAATACTTCCTCTTATGTATTTGCAGGAACTAGTGATTCTTTGGCTGGAAATAGCTTTACCACTCTTACTGGATATACACAAACTAGTGGAGGAACTATTGCTTGGGGACAAAATTGCACGGGTATAAATTTTGGTTCGGCTGGAAACAGATCCTATAGTCTAACGAATGGTTATGATTATTCCTCAGCATCTGGAGGAATGTCACTTACACTTTCAGATATATTAAATTCATATGAGATTTTTAGAAATCCTGCAGAGTATGATGTTAATTTCTTAATTGCTGGTCCAGATGGAGGAAGCACGGTATTTGAAGCTCAAGCAAAAGCTAATAGACTAATCGATATTGCTGAATCCAGAAAAGATTGTATTGCTTGTATTTCTCCAAGAAGATCTGGAGTTATTGGAGTATCAAATAGTGATACCCAAACTACTAATATTATTAATTTCTTTGATTCTGTAACTTCTTCTTCTTATGCAGTATTTGATTCTGGTTACAAGTATATGTTTGATAGATTTAATAATGAATTTAGATATATTCCATTGAATGGAGATATTGCAGGATTAATGGCAAGAACATCCATTAATAATTATGCTTGGTTCTCTCCAGCAGGTGCTTCTAGAGGTGTAATCAACAATGCTATCAAACTCGCATACAATCCATCTCAACCACAGAGAGATCTTCTTTATCCTAAGAGAATTAACCCAGTTATTTTCTCGCCTGGAGCAGGAATTATTCTCTTCGGTGATAAAACTGGACTATCTGTTGCAAGCGCATTTGATAGAATCAATGTTCGTCGTTTGTTCTTAACAGTTGAAGACACAATCTCCAGAGCTGCTAAGGCACAACTTTTTGAATTCAACGATGTTATTACAAGAGCAAACTTTGTAAACATTGTTGAACCATATCTTCGTGATGTTAAGTCAAAGAGAGGAATCACAGACTTCTTAGTTGTTTGCGATGAATCAAACAATACTCCAGATGTAATTGACGCAAATCAATTTAGGGCTGATATTTTCATCAAACCTGCAAGATCAATTAACTTCATTGGTCTCACTTTTGTTGCTAATAGAACTGGTATTAGCTTTGAAGAGGTTGTTGGAACCGTTTAATTTTTCAAAAACATCAATCCCTACAGAGGTAAAAACAAATGGCATTTTCAAATACTCCAAGTTTTAGCTCCAGAACTTTAGAAGATTTTAAAGCAAGATTAATTGGTGGAGCAGCTCGTCCCAACCTTTTTGAAGTTGAACTTACATTCCCTAGTTTTGCTACAGAAGGATCAACAGGCGACACAACAGATCAAACAAGATCTGTAAGTGAATTGTCTAGATTCATGATTAAAACTGCTAATCTCCCAGCATCTAATGTTGGTGTGATTGAAGTTCCCTTTAGAGGAAGAACTTTAAAAATTGCAGGTGACAGAACATTTGATGTTTGGACAGTTACCGTAATTAATGATGTTGATTTTTCTCTCAGAACTGCTTTTGAAAAGTGGATGAATGCAATCAACAAACATGATGATAACTCTGGTTTAATTAATCCAGCTCAATATCAAAGAGATGCAGTTGTAAAACAGTTTGGAAGATCTTCACTTTCATCTGCACAATCCAGTGTTACATCTCCAACCTTGACTGCTGCTGGAGATTCTATCCCAGTTCTTAAAGCATATAAGTTCTACGGAATTTTCCCAACCGCAGTAAGTGCTATCGATCTTTCTTATGATTCGACTGATGCTATCGAAGAGTTTACTGTTGATCTTCAAGTTCAATGGTGGGATGCTCTTGATTCTCAAGGCAATACTCAATTGGGTACAGATCCCCAAGTTTTGAACCCTCTATAAATAGTAGAAATATAGTTCAAATTTGAATAATGCCTAAATTATTTGGTTTCAAAATCCAAGATGCGGGGGACGATGGATCTAAAAAATCTATCGTCTCTCCTGTTCCGGAGAATCAAGAAGATTCTTCGGATTTTTATGTTGCGAGTGGATTTTATGGACAATATGTTGATATCGAAGGAGTCTATAAATCCGAGTACGATTTAATCAAAAGATACCGTGAAATGGCTATTCATCCAGAAGTGGATAGCGCTATTGAAGATATTATTAATGAAGCTATTGTCTCCGATCAAAATGATTCTCCGGTTCAAATTGATCTTCAAAATGTACCAGCTTCAGACAGACTTAAAGAAATAATCAGACAAGAATTTAAGTATATCAAAGAAATTTTGGATTTTGATAAAAGATGCCATGAAATTTTAAGAAATTGGTATGTTGATGGTAGAATTTATTATCATAAGGTCATTGATTTAGAAAAACCGGAGGAAGGGATCAAGGAAGTAAGATATATTGATCCCATGAAAATTAAACTCGTCAGAAAAATAAAAAAAGATGGTAAACATGTATTAAATCCATCCTTTTCAGTTACTGGCGGGAAATCTCCAAATGGTAATATGGCAACTCCAGAGGTTGAGGAGTTTTATGAGTATGATCCAAACATCAGAGGAACTGGTGCAGGTCAATCTACCAGTAACTTCAAAAATGCAATTGGTGGTGCTGCAAGAATTTCAAAAGATGCGGTAACTTATGTTCATTCTGGTTTAGTAGATAGAAATAAACAAGTAGTTCTTTCCTATCTCCATAAAGCAATTAAAGCACTCAATCAACTTCGCATGATTGAGGATTCTCTGGTAATTTATCGTTTATCTCGTGCTCCAGAAAGAAGAATTTTCTATATTGATGTAGGTAATCTTCCTAAGATCAAAGCAGAACAATATCTTCGTGATGTTATGACTCGTTATCGTAACAAATTAGTTTACGATGCAAACACGGGGGAAATCCGTGATGATAAGAGAATGATGTCCATGTTGGAAGATTTTTGGCTTCCTCGCCGTGAAGGTGGTAGGGGAACTGAGATCACTACACTACCAGGCGGTCAAAATCTTGGTGAACTTACTGATGTTGAGTATTTCCAAAAGAAACTTTTTAGAGCACTAGGAGTTCCGGAGTCTCGTTTAGGTGGAAGTGGCGGATTTAATCTCGGTAGATCTTCAGAAATTCTAAGAGACGAAATTAAATTCACTAAGTTTGTAGGAAGAATGAGAAAGAGATTTTCTCATCTCTTTATGGACATGTTAAAAACTCAACTTCTCCTAAAGAATGTAGTAACTCCAGAAGATTGGAAAATCTTATCGGATCACATCCAATTTGATTTTGTCTATGATAACCATTTTGCAGAACTCAAAGAAGCTGAACTTATTCAAAATAGATTGAATGTTCTTGTTGCGGCAGAACCTTACATTGGTAAATATTTCTCAGTTGATTATGTAAGAAGAAACATCCTCAAACAAACTGATGCTGAGATTGTAGAAATAGATATGCAAATAGGTGAAGAACAAGCAGCCGGAATAATTCCCCCTCCAATGGATCCTACAACCGGACTTCCTGTTGGACAAGAACCACCAGCGGCAGAACAACCAGCAATGGGTGAAGTTCCTATGAATCCAGAAGCTAATACATCTGTAGCGGAAATGCCCCCAACTGAAGAGGCTCCAAAACTTCAGATGCCTAAAGGTGGCAGAATCTAATAAATAAATTTAAGTAAACACTGAACTTTTAAAAAATGGATGATCTTATTGACATGATGGTTTCTAATCAATCTCCTGCAGATATTAGCGACCGAATTAAAGAAATTTTAATGCAAAAATCTGCAGAAAATATTGACATTGTTAGACCAGTTGTAGCTGCTTCAATGTTTGGTGAACCAGAAGTTGAATCTGGAGAAGTTCCAGAAGTTGAAGAAGAACCTACTGAAAAAGACGCAGAATAATAAATAACTATTATAGAACTTTATTATAACAATGCAAAGAACAAAAATAATTGCAACAGAAGTTGCAATGCCAACAACTGCAGGTGCTGCTTCCAGTATTAGTGAAGCAACTTGTGTAAGATTGTATAACGGATCTGGAGCTGCAGCTACAGTTAGTATTTCAACTGCTGTTGGTGCTGCAACTACTAATACATTTACAATGGCAACTGGTGATGTTGAATTTCTTCAAAAGGCTTCAACTGATGTAATCTTTGCATCTTCTGCATCAGTGAGAGCATCTAAAGTAGGACTTACCAACTAAGAACAATGAAACTAATCACCGAAGAAGTAACGAATGTAAAGATTATCACCGAAGGAAAAGGTGCTAGTAAAAAGCTTTACATTGAAGGAGTATTCCTTCAAGGAGAAATTAAGAATCGTAATGGAAGAATGTATCCTATCACAACTCTTGCTCGTGAAGTAGGTCGTTACAACGAAAATTTTGTTGCAAAGGGTCGTGCTCTTGGAGAACTTGGACACCCAGATGGTCCAACCGTTAATCTTGATCGTGTTTCACACAAAATTACTTCTCTTGTTCAAGAAGGAAATAACTTTGTAGGTAAAGCACAAATCCTGAATACTCCTATGGGCAAAATTGCATCTTCTCTTCTAGATGAAGGTGTAATGCTCGGTGTTTCTTCCCGTGGTGTTGGATCACTCCAAACAACCAGTGAAGGTCATAAAGTAGTTGGTGAAGATTTCATGCTTGCAACTGCTGCTGATATTGTTGCAGATCCTTCTGCACCAGATGCTTTTGTTTCTGGAATCATGGAAGGAAAGGAGTGGGTTTGGGAAGGAGGAATTCTTCGTGAACAACTTGCTTCCAGAACTCAAAAGAGAATTAACACTCTTGTTGATCAGAGAAGACTTGACGAACAGAAATTAAATCTGTTCCAAGAGTTTCTATCAAATCTTTAAATTATAAATAAATACAGATTATACTAAGGTAATCGGAGAGTACAAATGTCCCGTGGTAAGAATTTACAAGAAATGGAAACCGGCACTTCACAATCCAAAACCGCTGTAAATGCTAATGCATCTGCACCGGCTTCCCCAGAAAAAAGTGCAACTCCTGTTGCAACTCCAGGTCAAACTGGTGCTTGGGAAGATCTCGGAGGCCCTACCCCAGAAAATAGTAAGCCAGATGATAACAGCAATATGCTGAAGACTCCTGGTGCAACCCTTAAGCAAGTTAAGGATGTTGTAAATGCTAAGGCTTCTGCGCCTGACGCTGCTGCAACTTCTGCAACTCCTGTTTCTACCCCTGGTCAAGGTGGTGGTATGAAAGAAGAAGTTGAAGAAGACGAAGAAATCGTAGCAGAAGAAGGTGAAGAAGTTTCTGAAGTAGAAGAGACTGAAGAGGAAGAGGTTGTTGAAGAGGATGTAGATTCCATCATTGACGAGGATGTAAATGCTCTCCTCTCTGGCGAAGAAGAACTCTCCGAAGAATTCAGAGAGAAAGCAAAGCTAGTATTTGAAGCTGCTCTTCACGCTAAGACAAAAGAAATTCAATCTGCTCTAGAAGAGCACTATGCTGTTGCTCTTGCAGAAGAGATTGAAGAAATCAAACTAGAACTAACCGAAAGAGTTGACTCATACCTTGAGTATGTTGCTTCCGAATGGTTAGAAGAGAATGCTCTAGCAGTTGAAAGTGGTCTCAAGACTGAGATCACCGAGTCCTTCATCGCTGGTATGAAGGGTCTTTTTGAAGAACATTATGTATCAATGCCTGAAGAGAAATATGATGTGCTAGAGAGCATGGTAGAAAAACTTGATGAAATGGAGACAAAACTCAACGAGCAAATTCAAAGAAATGTTGCTCTAAATGCTAAACTTGCAGAATCTGCCGCTGACAGAGTTCTGAATCAAGTTTCAGAGGGTCTCGCTCTTTCCCAAAAGGATAAGTTTGCAAGCCTCGCTGAAAGTGTTGAGTTTGAGAGTGAGAATGACTATTACCAGAAGCTGGTAACTCTTAGGGAGTCATACTTCCCAAGAAACGCTGGTATTCCAGCAAACGAAACGGAAAATCTATCAGAAGAAGCGAACTTCCAGGAAGTGAATCATTCACCTTCTATGGACGCTTATCTACGCGCGCTTTCCACCGTTGCTAAAAAGTGATTTTTAGATAATACTCAAACCGCAGTTCAACAACACTTTTAACAGAGGTATTAAAAACAAATGGACGGAATTAACTCCCAAATGCTAATGGAGAAGTGGGCTCCAGTTCTAGACTTCGACGGTCTAGGCGACATCAAAGATTCCCACAGAAGAGCTGTTACCGCTCAACTTCTAGAGAACCAAGAGAGAGAACTCCGCGAGTCTGCTGAGTTCCTTGGCGAAGCTTCCCCAACCAACTCTGCTGGTACTGGTGGTTTCTCTGGTTCCGCTACTGCTGGTGGTCCAGTTGCTGGTTTCGACCCAGTTCTAATCAGCCTCATTCGTCGTGCAATGCCTAACCTCATTGCTTATGACATCTGTGGCGTTCAACCAATGAGTGGTCCTACTGGACTCATCTTCGCAATGCGTTCTCGTTACGATTCTCAGTCCGGTACTGAGACATTCTTCGACGAAGTAGATACCACCTTCTCTGGTCAGAACAACAGCCGTAACCTTGCTAACGGATTCTCCGATGGCCTCGTTGGTTTCGGTACAACCAACCAGGATGGAACCAATCCTAATGTTCTCAACCCAGTTGGAACCGCTACCACCAACCCATCTCCATATAATGTTGGTCAGGGTATGGCAACTGGCGATTCCGAGGCTCTCGGAGACGCTGCTGCTAATGCTTTCAACCAGATGGCATTCAGCATCGAGAAGGTTACCGTAACTGCTAAGTCACGCGCCCTCAAGGCTGAGTACTCCCTAGAGCTCGCTCAAGACCTCAAGGCGATCCACGGTCTAAACGCAGAAGCAGAACTTGCTAACATTCTCTCCACTGAGATCCTTGCTGAAATCAACAGAGAAGTTATCAGAACCATCTATAAGGTTGCTGAGCAAGGTGCTGCTGTTAACACTGCTACCGCTGGTGTATTTGACCTTGATGTTGACTCCAACGGTCGTTGGTCAGTTGAGAAGTTCAAGGGTCTACTCTTCCAGATCGAGAGAGATGCAAACGCTATCGCTCAGAGAACTCGTAGAGGAAAGGGCAACACCATCATCTGCTCCGCTGATGTTGCGTCTGCTCTAACCATGGCTGGTGTACTTGATTACACCCCTGCACTCAACGCTAACCTGAATGTTGATGACACTGGTAACACCTTCGCTGGTGTTCTCCAAGGTAAGTATCGTG